CAAGGTGATGGCCAACGACGCGGTCTGCGCCGTCGCGACAAGTGTCAGCCCGGCAAATGACGTCGCGCCATTGCCAACCAGGAAATTCTTCTCGGTCCACCCAACGTACGTACCCGTAGTGACGGTTTGCGCTGAGCTGCCAAAGTAAGAGACCTGGTATTCCTGCCCAATTACGAGGCCGGTAAAGGTCAACACAGTGAGTGCTTGGGAGATCCCGATATTGCCCGAAATGCCCGAGGGAGTCAGAAACGGACTGGCAACGGTTCCGGAAACAGTCGAGATAGCTCCCGAGTTGGGACCAAGAGGAAGGTTCGCCTCAAGGACGGGAACGCGCAATCTCAGCGCGTATTCCACGTGCAGCTCCCCAACGGCAGTGTTCGCCGCTGTACCTTGACAGGCCACGAAAAGCGTGCCGATGTCGAAGGTCTTCAGATCGGTGTTAGCTGGTTGCGCGCCTGGTCGCACAAAATGGGCATCGTTGAACTTCTGGAGGATCTCTCTCGGCACAGAGAGTCGCATGTTCTCACACGGCATGCAGTCTTGCTCAGGCTCAGTGTCCATGATCTGCTGTTTGTTCACCGGTGGGACGTCTGTTGCGTCAGAATAGAAAGCCATAATGACCTTTCCGGTCACGCCATTGGTGGCGAACTCCGAGACCGTGCGCTTGTACACGAAAGTGATGAACTCAAACTCATATTTCTCGAAGTTCTTGGCGATGCTGGACAACCAGGGGAAAGTTCCAGCTTGCCCAGGGTTCACTGGGAAAGTCTGGAGGGAGAAGTTCGGTTCGGCAGTTGGGACGATGTCTGCGATGTATTCACTCTCCCAAACAGGCATACTCGCTTTGTTCCCATAACCAGAACGACCGCGCGAGGAACCCTTCGCGGTGAGCATATCTCCTCGGGTCGTGAGTGCTCGTCCGTCGCGCTGTGCTCGTCGGTTTCTCTGCCTACGCTTCTGTCCGGCGGACTTCTGCTTCTTCTGAGGCGGCCCAGATGTCTCGCCAGCAGGAGCAGGAGCCCTAGCACGCTTGCCACGATTGCGGCGGCCAGGTGCATTGGGTTGATTTGTGTTGCTCATCGATTCTAATAAGCCAATGAAATGAATTTTCGGATTTGCCGGTGCGACCGGAACAGCAGGGTGGTGGTAAGGTTTCCCGCCACCCTCGTGCATCGTTTACGTACGACGCACAGAACGGCCCGAAGGCAATCAGGTTGGCCTGGTGCGGCGCTTGGCTAGCTTAGCCGCGGCAGCAGCTTTGCCATCAGGCGTCGCTTCGAGCTTAGCCTGCGCGATTCCCGCGGGGCTAGACTCAAATGTTACCTTGGCCTTCGCGGCGCAATCACGGCACCGGAACGGCTTACCCTCCTCCAGCTTGGCACGCTGAGGCGTGCTCAACAAAGAGGCGAGGAAGGGCTTTGCACAATCGCGGCAGATGCCGCTCAAACCCGGCGCGAGCTCAACCTTGATGCTCGACTTTGGCACTTCCGCGGCGTTGTTGTCATTAACGACCGACTGCAACTCGATCGCTTTAGCAGCCACAACAACGCCTTCGCGCATGCTCTCGCGGTCTTCAGACTCGAGATTGACACGGACATACGCTGGGAACGGCTTTCCCACTTCGCTCGAAGGTGCATCGGTAACCATTCCGGGCGGCGCGGTGATGGGCATAGGACGGAAAAAGCGCGGGGGCTCGAGCAGGCGCATAGGGTCAAACAAGCACCTGCCGAGAAACTCGGGCACCAAATCCAGCATGAGGTCAGGTCGACGCTTCATCCAGAAATCCTCCATCCAGCCACTGGTGTTCTCGTTGGGCCATTGCACGCTCGCCTCGGAGACGGCGTAGTAACCAGCGAGATCTACATTGATCACGGCAGGGGGACCAAACGCATGCACAACTGCGGCTGCGTAGTCACCAATCAACGGCGTGTTGCGATCCGACAAGAACAGTCCGATCATGCGCTGGCAAAGCTTCTGTTTCGGGGTCATTTCCTCCCCAGCTTTCATGCGCGGCGCAACGTTGAGTTTTGAGCAGATCCTAGACAGGTCCGCTGTGGACGACGGATCACCTCGGAACACGAATCGGCTGAAGTAGCGGGAAATGAAGTTAACTCCATCCTCTCCGTCGCAAACTTCCTCGACCTCCAGAACGAGGCCAAGTGCGGCCCCGACTGCTATCAGGTGTTCCTTATTGATATAACGGCACAAACTGTCGTCGCCCATATAGATGCCGCATCGTCGAAGGGCCTCCTCCTTGATACGGAAGCCCTGGGGCAGCCGCTCAGTCATGGCGGCAACGAAATCCTTGGCCCAATTCCACATAGTATTCGCAACTGTGGTATCGGCAAACCCGGACCCGCGGCCGCACATCTGCTCGTACGGCACGCTCCCAAACAACACGGGGCAAAGGTGGCTGGACTTGGCTGACTCAACGAGCTCCTCATGGGTGCTGGGGTGAAACACTCCCAAATACACGCTCAGCTCCCAGGCTCGCGCCACGGGACTGATAGAGCTGTCAAACTTATCGCCATCCGCCATTGTTACCTTGGCCTGTTCCTCGCACACTTCAGCGACGCGGGCTGCAATGGATGCAGGCGTCATGCCAGGGCCGTACCAACCCTCACCGTCGACTCCGAAATGCTCTACCATGGCACGGTGGAACGGAATCATATAGCGGGACCACTTCAGCTTGTGCGGCGCGTTATCCGGACTAATGATACGCGGTGCTGAAACCTTCTGGGCCGGTTCGGCCTTCTCGAACGCCTGGATCGGCGTATCGGGATCCAGCAGACCGGCAACGAGAGAGCCGGCATCCAAAATGTGCTGCTGGGAGACAGTAGGTTGGCAGGCTCTAACCTCGTCCTCGCTGATGCTGAAGAGAGTATGCCTGCCAATGGCTTTGATGATATGTTCACGCGCAACGCCGAGCGCCATCTCCAGGTGGGCAGCAATTTCAGTGATACTGCTCGCATTCTTCTGGATACGCGCTGCAACCGCGATTTCCCTATTACCGCGTGATTCCTGCGGCAAGAAACAATCGGGCCCAAGCGAGGGCATAAATGGTTCGAGCAGAGTCTTAGCTTCCGGCTCGAAAGTGCCCGCATGTTGATAGCGCACAACGGATTCGTCAACGACATATACGGTCGCTTCAGTTTCCGGGGCCAACTCACGGTGGTAGCTCGTGAGGACTGAACTCTCAACAGGTGGCAACTTGGTTATGGTCTGCGTCGTCGAAGCCTGCAGGTTATTCTTGGACAAGCTTGCAGTTTCGGCAAGAGCATCATCCACTTCGACAGCAACGTTGGCGGCCAAGTAACGCCCAACGCGCGCAGTGCTGACAACATGCGGCTCATCACCCCCTCCAAGGATGCGCAGCCGCGCCCAATTCCCCTTAACAACGTCGAGGCGCTCCAAGGGACAGTT